CTGCGTCATCGTCCGCAATAATGCCGTTAGCAGAAAGAATCCATAACGCCTTGGATTGGCGTTTGTTCAGGTCATCTTGTGGGTCGCGCAAACCACGAATCACGCCATAAGGCGCTTTGTCACGTCTGCGGCGATAGCACCATACCGGTACCAAAGGGAATCGATTATGGTTGTAAGGTGATTCACTGTCAGCGACTAAGCCGCCATCGCAGAAAATAGCGCAGCGCACTTGCATTTCAAGTTTGTCATACAGGCTAAATTGATTACGCAATGCATCAACGTGTTCAGGATTGCTGCTGTCAAAAACCTGGTTGTTAAAGTCACCACCGCTGAATTTCTTACGCAGTACGGGCACTTTGTACCAGCACTCAGTCATTTTTACCCGCTCACGCGCATTTAAGCCTCGAGCGCTGCCGTCATAAGGTCGATACTTGCCATTGTTTGATATTGGTTGATAATCAAATCCTGCTTGCGTGACACGCGCACCTAAGTAGTAGTTCTCTTCATCATCCTGCTCATTTTGATTTGAATTAACGCTTGAGCGTATTTCATCGGCACGCTCCGGGAAGTAAGCCACGGCAATATCCAAATCCAGCCAGCGGTTACGGAAAATGTAGCGTGCATCGCTAATATCCATTTCATTAGCATTGCTGTCATAGATAACATTGCGCCAGTCTTCGTTGCGCGTATAAACAAGCTCTTCCGTTGGGTCACCGCGAACACCAGATTCAATCCAGCCAACACCAGCCTTTACTGCTGATTCAAAAGCGAAGCTGCGGCTAAATGGCGTTTTGTTAACGTCAGATAGATATTTGAGCAGCATTGTTTTAATCTCGGCATCTTTGCGGCTGCCTTCGTCTTTGCGTCTTGCTAATACTTTGTGGTCAATACGCGTGCGGCGCTCTGTGCCAATAATCCAGTCAATCGTTGGTTTGATTTCATTAAACACCAGCGGAGCCTGGCCTCTGTCCATTAACACCTGTGCATCTTCAACCGACCATTGCATTGAATCGTAGTAATCTTCATCTAACGCCATTTGATAGCGATTAGCTGATTGCAGGCGCATTTCTTGGTCGTACCACTCACGAATCTGGCTCAAACGCTTTTGATTGGCCTGGTTGTCCAGTGGGTTCTCTGGCTGTTCAACCTGATCAGCTTCGTTCGTTACATTGGCGTATGGGTCATGCGATCTGCTGCTGCGCACATTGGTAAATCCGTTCGGGTTCATGCGGTCTGCCCCATGTCCGGCATGGTGATCTCTTCATGCTTGATTACTTGGCCATCAACTTTCAACAGCATTTCACCGATGGCCTCTTCAAACTTATGCTCTTGGCTCGGCTCTGGCGGCATTTCGATTAAGTCTGGGATGCCTTCAATGATGATGTCGGCAATCTGGTGTGCAACAAACTTTGAATCTTCAAAGCCTAGTTGCTTGGCTGCAGCAAATGATTGACTTACAAGATAGTTGACGTTGGTGTATTTAAACGCAGCTGAAAGGCACAATACAAAAGCGCCGTTTGTTAACGTGCGCCTTTGCTTCGGGAATAGAACCATTGCAGGCTCTTCATTTACCCACTGATATGCACATACAATATCGCCGATAACGCGCTGCTTATGTGATTTATCGCCACCTAAAGTTACGGGCATTTGTGTTAATCCTATGAGAATGTCCACAAATTCTGCCGTACATAATTGCATTTGAACTGACGTAAAAACCCCACAACTAAGTGGGTTTGATGCTCTCAAGAAAACGCTACGCTGTGCGCCAGTTACCTGATCTTCTAGGTTTTGGCCTGTTCTGTCCTGCTACCTTAATCATTCCCAAGGCTTTAGCCTGCGCAAATCCCCTGAAACTGTCCGCGCCTTCACTGTTTATGTCATGATTAGGCTCATTGCTCCACCTTCCTTGGCGCTCATTCCATTTCTTCTTATAGTTATCCAGACGCTTAATGCCAAGTGCGCAGCTTTCAATGTCTATATAGACTTCTTGCATGGCTTCTCGCGTTTGCTGTATGCCATCATTGATATTATCAATCCGCGGCACGATCTCAATATTGCGCAGGCCTTTATCTGCGAACATGTCCGCAATGCTTTTGTTATCATCGCTCAAGCGCTCATGCGCTGCATCATGCGGGAATAAATGCTTACCCCAGATATAGTTTTTGTCCTGCAGAATCTTGTAATAATGCGCAATGGTTTCACCGTGCTGCTCGTAGTAATCAATAAAACGGTACTCCATGCCTACCATCTGCATGAACCATATCGCGCAACCGTCCGAGTTGCCAATATCCCAGAATGTGAACACCGGCAAATCAAGTTTTGGAATTTTAAGCAGGCGGCCTTGCTTGCGCATGCTGGTCATCTGCTGCGCGTAGTAGCAACCTTCCGTTGATTGCTGAAATGCCTCTGCTGGTGTACTTGGGTATTCCTGCCACATCATTTCATCACTCCCGGCAAAGTCTGCCTTTCTAGTCGCCACATACCAGGCACGTTGATAGATAGTGATGGTAGTGCGCATAATTGCTTCTACGCCATCAAAGTAAGCGTTGTCTTTATCGGAAATGAATATTCCAGATGGCGCCATCTGATAATCTGGCGCATGCCACCAAGCAAAGAAGTGTATTAACCAATCTTTATCACCTAAATCGCGCCCCTCATCCAGAAGCTTCAAGGCTTCCATTGTCATTTCATAAAATGCACCCTCTTGGCCTTCTGCGGTACTTTCAATAATCGCTATGCCTGATGCCGGCACAGATGGAATTGAGCCGGTGATTACCTCTCTAGCCTTTAGTGGATATTTAGCACATATCTTGCCAAACTCTGAAACGTGCAGCCTATGCGTAGTACCTGAACGCGCAGACGTAGCAACGCGCACCGAACTGTTATTGTGTTCAAATACAATCTCAGTCTTGTTTTCTTCCTTGAGTGGAAACATTGCCCGGATAAACTCCGGCTGGTTCTCATAGGCAAACTTGACCTTATCCCTAAATATCATTTCAGCGGCAGGTTTATCTTGTGCAATGATGGCGCAACGTGAATTAGGGTTATATTGCGCGTGGTCTAGCCACATGATGGCAATCAGCGTTGTAAATCCCATCTGCCTAGCTTTTAATATCAAATTCCTATGGTGCATGCGCTTAATAAATCTGCGCTGCGGCCTGTTAGGTTTAAATGGGATGACTAGATCATCATCTGACTTTTCGCCTTTGATGATGATTTTGTAAATTTCACCTGATGTTAAACGCCAGTACGGATCACTAAGCTTTGATTTTATGAACTCAACCTGCTCCGGCGTTACGTTCTGCGGTAAATCATTCATCATCATCGATGATTTCGCCTTCAATCAGATGTGGGTTTTTAATAACAGGAAGCGCTGAGCCCATGATCTGCTGCATGAATAAATACATTGGATTGTTTTCTTTCTGCTTATTGTCCTTCTCGTAACCACCCAAATGCTTCATGAGCTTATCAATCGCAGCGCCCTTATCCCAAAATTTAACCTTTCTTGTTTCACCTATCTTTATACGATCACGTCCAGATCCAGAGAACTCTTCAAACACTTCAATGCTAGATACTGCGCCGCCGATAGCATCGCTCCATTCATGTACTGGTTTTAATGCACCGTAATCATCAAACAATGTACGTACATCAAAGAAAGCGATCTTCATGTTTTCCTGAATTACCGATTCAAGCGTTAACTGTGCCTTCTCTATTATTGGCTTTTTAAATTCGTTTAACCTTACCGTGACCTTATCCTCTTTAAGCAATTCGCACGCCTTAACGTGTATCGTTTCAGCCTTCATCCGTTCCGTATTAAACGCACGGCGATAAGCCTCACTAGCATTCCCTGTTTCAATGTAAGCGAGGCAGAAGTTTTCTTGTTTAAGTGTTAAGCTTTTTGCCATTTAATCAATGTCTTCTTTAACTTCATAAAATTGCATGAGTTTATATATCTTGTAAAAAACATGTTTGCGCTTACTTCCTCGCTCCGGAATCATTACCTTTGCAAACTCATGAAGCTTTTCTTCCCCGCCACGACAATCACTATATTCGCCAAAGCTAAACCAGAATCTTGCAAACTCTGCTGGAGTTGCATTGTGTAAAGCTTCTGCAAGCTGCTCTGGTGATAAGTCCTGCTGTACTGTTACGTTGGTATGCATTATCGTCCTTTCTTCAGTGCTCTACGTTGCGCCCGGTTGTAATTCTTGCGCGTAAAGCCGTTATTGATTATTGGTGCGCTTGTTTTAACAGGCTGATCTCGCTTGTTATCATTAGGCCTCTGATTAAAGCTGTACTCATTCTCTTGCATGGCAACAGCCATATTGGATGATTCCAAAAGAACCAAAGCGACAAGTGTTTTTAATCCGAGTAATCTCATTACTTTGCCCCTAGCTTTAAAAATAAATTTTGAAGATAAACGCCGCTATCGCTCGGCTCATTCCATGATTGCGCTTTGCGCTCTTCCGGGTCGTGCCTAACGCGAGATATTGGCGCTTGCTTGCCTGTGTATCGGTATAGCCATACTTTGTACGTCTGCGATGGTTTGCCTTCGGATGCCGGTGACTTTCTGAACACTGGCTTTTCTGAGCGCTCCAAGAAATTAGCAAGGATTAACCAGGTGACAGATGCCCGAACTGATCGCTCTGGAATTGTGCGCTCCGGCGTACTGAGCGCAGCTGCGATTTGATATGTGTCTAAGTTCCCCTCTGATTGTTTGATGTAATCTAGTACGGCTTGGCGATTAATACAGACTTGGCGCATTGTTACCCCTTATTTTTATTTATCTAGTGCTTTGATCTAATAGCTGGCCGTTGCCATTACCATATTTAAAGTCCCGCCGCTGGCGTGAACCTTTCCTGATGGTTTCTTTTCCCTGGTCCAGTGTTGCGTTCCTGACAACAGAAACACCCTTGCCCCTGTCTTTGGGTCAATCGAACCATTGTTATGCTCTTTGTTGATTTTCTCTGCTGCTGCTTTCTCGGCAATGAGCTTTGCTTTCCTGATCGAGTTAGCCGTGATTGTTTCTACGGAAAACTTAACGCGATACTTCTCGCACAAATCTAGCAGTTGGGTTTCTGATAGCTTTGTGGCTGATCGTTTAATCTGGCGCATGGTGCTGAATTTAAGTGATTTCTGTTTTGTGATTACATAGCCAGAATCAACTAGAATCTTCATGTACTTGCGTGAAGTCATTTCAGTAGTAAATAAATGCTTGGCAATATCCTGTGCATCTTTGTAGTCCGTACAAAACTCTAAAATCTTTGCAAACTTCTCTGCTCTGCTACCTGGTTCAATCATGCTGCCGCCTTTTGTTGTTTTAGTTTTTCCCTAGCGGCAAAATCCGCTCTTCTTTTCGCAAGTGCTGCTGTAAACTTTTCCATCTCAGATTTTTTATCTTCGAGTTTTTTTAATTTCTTTATTTTCTTCTTCTCTGTTTTTTCAGCTTTTATTTTATTTTTTTTAATATCTTCAATTTTTTTTAATCTTATTTTTCTTCTCAAATAAGATTCTTCATGTAGCATTAAAGATAGAGCTTTATATTCATTTGTATCTTCTGACCATCTTTCCCGAAGCTTATAAAATCCCTTGCTTCTCTCAATGGATTTTTCATATTGGCTTTTGTAAGTTTTAATCATATTTAAGCCGCTGCCTTTTGCTGTTGCTCTAATTCTTTGATCATCGCTTTAAATTTCACTATCAGTTCCTTGCATTCATCAATCGTGTATCTATGTATTTCATTGTTGTTTTCTATGGCTTCAAATCTTTCAATGCCTATTTTCTTAATCAAACGAGGCCTGTAATGAAAAGTATTACCGCTTAAATGCACATTGCAGTTATTGCTGCATTGCTTGTGTATGTTGTCTAAATTGAACCTAAGGTGTGGCGCTGCTTTCACTGTCCTATAATGGCCAGCGTCATATTTAATGGTTGGCTTGAATGTTCCGCAGCTGATACATGGCTGGTCAAAATCCCTTAACTTCACTACTCGGTTACAGTAGCGCTCTACAATTTTTAACCACCAGCTTAATGGCTTGGCCGCTTCAATCTTCTGCTTAGTTTCTTTCCTTACGCGCTTGGCTTCGCTGGCCTCGCGTTTAATTCTCAAGTTATTAGCGTGATCCGCTGCGCATTGCCAGTTGTTGCATACGCATTGCATCTGCCTAACTGGTGTAAATTTACCTTTGCAGGCTTTACAGCGCTTCTTTCTAGGTGGTTTGATCGCCTTTAATGTCACGCGGCCACCGGCAATTGCTTTGCAGCAAAAAGCTTCAACGAAAGCTCTTTGTTTTGTGTTCTTAACTTTTCACACTCAGCAATATATTTAGATGCCAAGCGCTTTGATTCTTTAATCCATTCGTTCATCTGATTTGCATCGCCAACTCTTGATAGCAATCTAATCAAAAGCCACATTTCACGCTGCGCATCAGATTCAACCTTCCATTCAATCAGCTTTTCACTAGCTAATAGATAACTGCCGCCTAAATAAGCCGCTGCGCCTTCAATTGCCTTTATGTGTCCACGAGAATTTACCCAGAGCAATCCCCAGCCTTTGGGCAACTCATTTGGCTTTATCAGCCCTTCTGGGCATATGAAATATCTATAGTTACCCATGCCGCCCTCAATTCTGTGGTTTTTGGCTTTATCAGCTAAAAAATCAGAGCGAGACACTTTCGCCTCTACTACAACGCTAAATACATGGTTTCCACTTAACCGAAAGCCTATAGCATCTGGGATTTCACCATCCCATCCACTACGCAATTCATTAGCAGCAACTATGCATCCATGGCCTTTTTGTGATGCGGGTCTTTTAAGCCACTTAAGTGCAAGCTTGGATATTTCATTGTGATTCACGCCGCCATCCTTTCCCGCTCTGCCGGCGCACCGCGGTAGAAGTTACCGCTGCGGATATGGTTTTCACGAGCTTTCATAAACTTCACCACTTCCGCACCCGTCACATGGTTTAACTGCTCTCCGTACAGCTCAATCGCAAACTTGACTGCGTTATACCCTTCGCCATCAAAGCCGAGTGCGCCCATTCTTATGAACCTATCTTTACAGCGGATCATGCCTTCACGTGCTGCGTTGATCTCATCCATGTAGTCGTTGTTGAAGATGTTCTGTGAAAGCATCATGGCTAGATCAACCGTAGAGTCCAGCACATCAAAGTGAGCCTTTTTCGCTACACGTTTGGTGAAAGCATCCAGTGCCGCATAGGCATCTAACGCGAGGCGCTCTTTGCTATCCTCGCACACCGGCTTAACCAGGTTGATAGCTTCAAATGCACTGTTACGGTTAACTGAGTGCTTGTTTGGGTTAAATTTCTTGTTACGTTTTTTCATATCACTGTCCTAAATTACTTAGTATTGCTTCCATCATTTCAGCGCCTTGCACTGGCGATAGGTGTTTCCATAAATACTTGGTTGCATGTGGGCTACGCAGAAAAGCTACTGCATTGGTGTGAAACTCGCGCATTACCCCTTCGTCACATTCTGCATAACTGATTGATTTTGGCACCGGAATTACACCGCCTTTGGCGCCTGCCATCCATTCAACAAAGCCTGATCCGATCTTTAGCCAATCTCTGAACATATCGAAGTTTTCAATACGCTCTTGGGCTTGAAATACTTCCTGCTCCATTTTCATGTGCAGCCGATGAAATCCGCCTATGCGTGGCAGGTTCGTTTTAATCACGCACATTTCGCCCTGCTCAAGCTTTTCCAGATTGCGCTTAAACAATGCAAACGACTTCTTGTCCGCTGGCGATAAGCCGACAATCTTGTTTTCGTTATTCTTGACTAAGGTGATTTCAGGCATTTTTATTACCTACTGCAAATGTGTGGTACTTAGCCTTACCAATTAAATATGCTTGGTAAGCCTCTTCTGCCATGTCGAATCTTCCTAAATTTATTTTTTTGTTATTAACTCTAATTTGAGCTTTATATTTTCCTGATTCTTTTTCAAAACTAACGCCTCTATATCCTGTTTTATTGTTTATTTGAGGCATGAAAATGTTCTGTCTGTTTTGTAAATTTGTAGCTTCTCTTAAATTTATAAATCTATTGTCAGTTTTAATTTCATTTACATGGTCTATTTGATTTTTAGGCCAGTTGCCCGTCATATAAAGCCAAGCTAATCTATGCGCTTGGTATAATTTTCGATTAACCATAATGCATAAATAACCCTCACCTGTTAAACTTCCAGCAACATCACCTACTTTCAATCTGCTTTGTGGATTTACTTTTATTCTCATAAAAATTCCGGCATCAGGATCATATTTAAGTTGATCTTTTAACTCATCCTGATTAAGAAGATTTTTAGCCACCTGATCAGATTCACTCATTCCACGGAGTGAACCGTCTGGTAGTTTTACTAGGGTGATTGTGGTCATTACGCCACCTTCGGAATTGAAAGATATTGCGGACAGTCATCACCGGCCAGCCAGAAGTCATTCCACACTTGGCGCTCATTGGCCGGAGCCGCAAAGCGCAAGCATGATTCACGGTATGCGCACTGTTTTGAGCCGTCTGGCGCTTGGCCTGCGCACTTTGCTGTGTCTGCACTGATTCTTGCCATTACGCTACTTTCCTCCAATCACAAGCGCATTCATGCCACAAATCGCCGCCATCGGTGCGAACACCTACTGAATCATGGCTGCGGATAACTTCAACTATGCCAATGACACCTGGTCGCATTGCATTTGATGTTGAAATAACTTGATCACCAATTTTTAATGGCTCTTCTAGCGCTTCTTCCGATTGTTGAAGCGTTTGAGTTGGCTGATCTTCAATTACTGGAAATGTGTTTACAATCCCCCAATCGTCAGCAAACATATCTGACTGACTGGCTAACCACCCCATGAGGATTTCACCTGTTGCCGTTTTCATAATGGCGTACGGAAGAACTTCTGCTGCGCCGCCGTTTAATTCAGCATGATTGCGTGAGTGCTTATTCCAGAATTTTTCCGCTGGCAGTGATTTAGTGCCTTCACCTTTAGCAATCCACATGCCCTTACCATTCCAGCCGGCTCGTGCTACTTTGTGGCCTTTTGCCATTGCATCTAATGCAAGCCCAAAACTCAAACCACCAGTTTCTCTGTAGGCGTTATCAAATTGAGCTTTAGGCGACC